GCAGTGATTAAGGCTTTACTAACAGCATCTTTAGCTGTTTCAATCTGTGATTTCAGGGACATAATTTTTCTTGATAACATTATCGAAAAGATCTTTCATATCATCACCAACTGGTGTCATTACGACACCTTTACCATCAGGTAGTCGGATCAAAAATAGTTCTTGGTTTTTTTCAACTCGATCCATATAGGTATCAAAGTTGTCTTCAAACTCTTGTTGAGTGATTTCAATCATAGTTTGTCATATAGACAATCGGGGTGATAGGACTCGAACCTACGACTTCCGCTTCCCAAAAGCGGCGCTCTAGCCAAACTGAGCTACACCCCGTTGTGTTTCCGATGTATGAGCATTATACCATAGATCGGAGGAATAATCAACATGGTTCCCATTAATGCCACTAAGGCTGGAGTTTCCATAATAGAAACAATCAAATGTCTCATCTTACTTCAAAATCTAGTTTACGAATCTTACGTTGTTTTCTTTTTTCATGAAACTCAACATCTTGTTTAGATAAAACAGTTTCATTACGTGGTTTATTTTTAGTTCCAGAAATTATTTCAACTAAAGTTAAATCCATTCCACTAATGTTTCCACCACGGATGGACGTAAGGTTCGGGCACTGACAGCATTTCAGCTGAGAAGGATGCTCTTCTAATACTTTCCCGCAATTCTTGCATCTGATAACTAACATCTCTAATAATCCTTTTCAATTCTTCAATATCGTATTTAGTTTCCGAAAATTTGATTTCCTTCATATTATTTATGAGAGATAATGGGCGATACTGGAATCGAACCAGTGACTTACCACTTGTAAGGAGGCCACTCTACCGCTGAGTTAATCGCCCGTGTGGGTGGTGAGATTCTACTATACTCACAATTAGGAAGGTCTCACTAGTAGTAACGTTCTTTCCTAATACTTTCAGATCCCTAGGTCGTATTGGGTTCTCATGTCTCTAGTCTCCTAGTCACATGGCGGGCACCACCCCTATCCTACTTTACATTACTCCGTGCTTGACTACAGGAGTTATTCTGTCACACCCTTTGGAGATCCGTCGATCTCCAACGCCTCAGGCTGGATTCGAACCAGCGACTCACGCTTTAGAAGAGCGTTACTCTATTCCACTGAGTTACTGAGGCATTTTTTATCTGAACTTATTATATCAGTTGAGGGGGCTGTTGTCAAGCCCCCCACTATTCTATTGTATCAAACTTCTACCGTGATCAGTCGGTTAGCATATTCATGTGCATAAGATGTACGGGCACCATGAATGCCCCAACCAATCCAACTATACGCATAGTCCATGTAACGATTAATAGATTTACCAGGAGTTTTCATCCTGTCTTCAATTCGTTTCCATTGAACTTCATTTGTTAGATAACGTAGTTGCGTTTGAAGTTCTGATGGAGAGCCACCAAACTTCTTAGCGAAATCACCCAATCCATAATATCTATCGGCAGATGTCCATTGGATTAGTCCGTAACCACCATAACAGCGGTTCCAACTAGTCCTACTACCACCTTCACAAATATTAGGCACGAACATAGATTCTTGCTTAATGTTACCCATGATGGTAGCAAGGGCGTTTCTGTCTTTAATTCCCTGATCTTGAAAATAATCAAGAGCAAGTTGTTCATGTTCTGAACACCCTTTACAAATTAGCCTTTTCTCTTTTGGCTTTTCGGGAGCAACCTCTCGGATCGCTGTCGTAGTTTCAAACTCCTTAATAACAGAAAACGGCGCTGGAGGCGTCGTTAAAGGAGGAAATACAGGCATCGTTGCCATATTGGTTGTAACCGATGCCAAAAGGGGCAGGGCTACAGTAAAGAATTGTTGCATTAATTTTAATTGAACTCTACATCCGTATAGGCAAAGGAGAAGTTCCCTTTCTCAAGGGCAGTGCCCACGGCTCTAAATGTCACCTCAAACTCTCATGACAAAGATCATAGTATAGCACATATTTATAGCATCGTCAAGCTTGCTAAATAGTAGTGGTCATTTTAATACCAAAAGAACAATGAAAAGATTACTTCTAATCTCTTCGTTATTCTTTATCACTCCTGTAAGTGCTGCTGAAATTACATCAAAAATTACTGATTCTGTTCAATTGGGTGTACAGGGCGCAGCGGTTCAATCAACAAGAATTGGGGCATCTTACAGTGTCTCAGGTACAAATATTCAAGCTACTTCATTCGGTGGTGTAGGTGGTGCGGGAACTTATGATATCAATACAGCAGGTCAGGCATTTAGTTTCTCAGAATCTATCAATGCTGCTGATACACCAGTCACCACTCAGTCGGTCAGTGGTGGAGTTATTGCTTCTCCCAACCTTTATGGGGATAGTATTACTCAGTTAGCAGGGGACAAAGGTTCTCTCGCTGGTTCACTATCAACAACTGGGGTTCCTACTGTGACCGCTGGTGGTCCTGGTACTACTGCTACCGCTCAAAGATCTATAGAATTGAGCGTATTCAAATGAAACATATCCTAGCAGGGTTGTTCCTGCTAGGGTTTTTTCATAATAGTGCCCTAGCAGAAGCAGTGGTTCCTAATTTTACTAGAGGAACTATTACTGCAACCACAGAATCAACTACAAAAATTATAGAAACTATTCGTCAAGTTGAGTATACAACTGGCACATCATACACTGTGACTGGAACTAATATTAACATTCCTGGCACTCCTCAACAAGGAGCAAACTACAGTATTATGACTCAAGGTGCTCCATTCCAGTTCAGCGAAACTTATCTCGGACCTGGAGTGGCAAAAGAAACATGGATAGATCGTACTACAGAAACTCAGTCTACCACAAACTCGGTGTCTGTATTTACTCAATAATATTAAGTGGAACGGCTTACGCTCAATCTGCTCCTAGTAATACTAATATTGCTGGTCCTAGTGCTTCCGCTACAGGTAATGTTACTAACCAAGCTGTTCAAGTATTACAAGGTCCGTATGCAGTTAATACCTATGGAGGAGGTGTTAGTTGTCAAGGACCGACATTAAGCGTTGCACCTTTTGTATTAGGTAATACAAATTTAAGCCAAGATCCAGAAACTTACCAATCTTACAATGGCAATGCTGGAATAAGTTTAGGATTTAATTTTCCTTTGGATGGTAGTTTAACTGAGCTATGTAAAGCAAGAGCAAAAGTTGAAATCACTAGACAACAAGCAGAAGCAGATAAAGCACGTTTAGATTTTGAATTAGTGCGTTTATTGAAATGTGGAGAAGCAATGAAAAGTGGTGTTGTATTCCACCCAGATTCCCCATACTCAAAAATCTGTGCTGATGTAGTAGTAAGAAAATGAATGAGATACCAACGATAGGAAGTAATGTCATTCCTAAGGTTGAAATCAATGGTCCTAATATTATTCCAACCATAGAGCCACCTGTTATCAAATCTGTCGAGGCACCAATTATTCGTGGATTGGCGCTTCCAATCGTTAACATGCCAAATCCTAGAATAAACTATCCTGTTATTGATGTTCCAACACAGGAAGAGTTTGATGCAGCAGTAAAAGCAGATCAAAAGAACCAAGGAGAACCTCAAGAAAAATCTAGAGGATTACCTGATGCAAAACCACCAGAACTTCCGCAAACAATCCAGCAATTATCTCAACCAATTACACAAACAAAAACAGAAATACCTGTAGATAATCCGACCATTACGGTAGCTGGCGTAAATATCGATTTACCAGACCCTTCTGTAGTCGCCACCGCAGGGGCTGTAGCGATTGTGACCACTGCGACTACGATGGTTGCCACAACCGTCTTCAACGCTCTTAAAACGGCCACTGAGCCACTTATACGAGAAGCATCGAAAAATAAATTTAAAATAAAGATAAAAAATATAAAACCAGTTCTGCATTATGTCATGGCAGAAGATAATAATATTGATATATTCGAGTACTCTTCCAAAGGTACACGATTAATTGGTCAAACAAATAACGTAGAGCAATATTTAAGAGACCAAATAGAAACAAATTCTTTATATGAAATTGAAAACAAAATTATAATTGATGATGTAATCACGAACAAATTTACTAAAGAAGGTAAAGAAAGATTCAAATCTTTATTTTCCCCCGCACATAAAATAGCTAAAAAATTAGGAGCAAAATTATCATTTTAATAATATGCGTTATTCAATCCCCACATAATAAAAGCGCCTATCATCCAAAAAAGTAATAGACTTTTAAATAATAGTTTCATTTTAATTTAAGGTAATATTAAGCCAAGAAAATACTGGTGGAATGACACCAATTAATCTCAAAAGTCCCTCAGCAAATAGAGCAAGAACCACCCAACCAACGCACATGCTAATGATAGAAGCATTACGGTTGTGTCGTCGTATTGCTGCATCGATCATCTCCTGACACTCTTGAGTTGTCACAAAAGTTTTAAAGTGTTCATTATTATTCATAAAAATTATTCCCAATCTATACTAGAAACAACATAGGAAATAATTAAAGATGGCAACCACGTAATAATATTATAAACTGCATCGACTACAATATTATACCTGGGTTTTTTATTTACATCTACATCATTATTTTCTATTTTAGATGATGCCGTTTTTTCCATAAATTGGTAAAAACAATATTTTAATATTTAACACATTTCACTAAATTGTAACGATTTTTTACGCCCCTTTCGTGCGGGTCTGCTGACAAATCGAATTACTTCTGGTGGTTGACGTTTAGGAATAGGTCTCCTATTCTCAAGCATTACACCATCATTGGTTAGTAATCTTATTATTATCAATATTTGAAGAGATATCTTTGCCATTTCTAGTTTTAAATTTGAAAGCAGCATCACCAAGAAAAGAACCTACAGCAATTATAAGAACTTTAGCATATGCATCTCTACTTGTAGTTTCAAGTTCCACTTGTCCTTCTGTTTTGATTGCTACTGATTCAACAGCAGAAATCATAACAGCACTCCAAATAATTAAAAACAATCGAACAATATTAAAGTAGATCATTTTTTTCTTTTTGCTAACAAAATATCAAAATCTTTTTTCTTGGTGCCACCATCATATTCCCAAGCATATCCCTCAGCAATCATTTGATTGTTAACTGAAGTTGCTTCTCCGTTAATATACAGATGACCGATGATGCGACCATATTTTTCTGTGCTATCTGGTAACTCAGTTTTGATTAGAATGTCTTTAGCACCTTCTAATCTGTGCTTGAGCCATTCTTTAACCTCAAGACCAAGTTTCTTTTCATACGTATCAGTTGTTCTGCTCTCTGGGGTATCGATACCAGCAAGACGAATTCGCTTAGTAAGGGAGATATCAAAACCCAAATCAATATCAGCGTCAATAGTGTCGCCATCTACTACCTTGTGAACTGAACGTATTCTATAAACGTAGGGGTCTTTGTCAGCCATTAGAAAGGAAACTTAATACTGCCTGTATTTAGTTTAGGA